TTTTCATGCCGTTCCTACCATAGTTGTAGTATACATAGTTCGTATCTATTACCATGTCGTAGTGTGTATCTGACACCTTGATGATACGCTCCCACTTGTACCTCCTATCGCCTATGGGTACAATGGTCGTACCACGTATGGGGTTAGTGTTTGCATACCTATCGGCAATGTCTCTGAAACTATTTACTCTGTGGTCTGTATTTCTTAGTACCATAATATATCCTTTCGTAGATTGTGGTTAGTCTCGTGACTAACTGATTAAAGATCTGCTGACTTGACGTGCAACGTCTTGCCAACCTTTGAATGAGTGTTCTTGTTATCCAAGATTACCCACAACGTAGGGCAAGTCCATTGACCCCACGAACCACCCAAGTAACCATCTGTTAGTACGATAGTCGCTTGAGGTTTTATACCATGCTCTGCCATGTACTGAGGAACACATGATACTTCTGTACCTCCACCACCTTTCGGCTTTGTGGATTGCACTAGCTTGTCGAGATCGTTCATCTCGTATTTCTCGTCACGACACACCTGGGTGTCCCAGTAGAGTACACGCACCTTGCTAGGTTTTACTGTGTCGCATATCGCTTTGACTTCTGACAAGAACGTGGTCAACGCTCGCTGACCAATCGAACCAGATGTGTCTATTGCCAATACCAGTTCCTCGACCTTTTCTGATATACCACTAGGCATTATCAAGTCGAGACTTAAGTATCTACGATTGGGTTTGTTGTATGTCGAGTAGTCGCTACCTGCACACGTGTCCGTTATGAACTCTCGCAATACTTCACGCCAGTTCACTTGTGGTTTGAGTAAGTCCTCCAAGTCTCTGTCTCCACCAGAACCAGTCTTACCTGCAAGTAATGCACCTTGACGTATTACCTCGTCAATGTCCTTGGCTAGTTCCTTCTGTTCGTCGGCTGAAAGACCTTGTGCCTCTTCCCAATCATGGTCGTCGAACCCTTGCCCTCCAGTTCCACCACCACCTTCTTTCTTCTTCTGTAGTAAGTCGTTGAATATCTCTACGACACTCTTGCCGTTGTACTGTTCGTCATAACAACCTACAGTAAGTTCACCAGTCATGGTCGCAAACTTATCGTCTTTGTTGTCCTCGACTAGCTTGTGGTTTATCCAATAGTCACACGCTTTGTTTGCACACTCATGGTCTGTCTCGTATAGGTGATGGTAGATATGTAGGTGACGTGCTAACTTGTGATAGTTCTCATGTAGTATCAAGAACCTAAGTTCGGGGTCGTTCAAACTTTCACAGAATGCACGTCCATACTTCTCGTCACGTCCGTTGGTACAAGCCGTAGGAATGTCATCTCTGACACTCCTATCACCGACTGCAAGTAAACCAGATAATGCAATGTATTTATCACACATCATAATATCTGATACTGCCTTTTGTAGTCTCTGCTCGACAGTAAGGTTTTGTTTAATTAGTAAGTTCATATCTTCTCTCTTTCTGTTAGGGATTTCCCTAACGTTATTTCTTATCTGCTTGATAAAGATGTTGGTTCTTCATTGCCCAATCGGTGAACTTAGCGTTAGTCATCACGATTGATTGGTGCTGATACTTGGGGTGACGTACACCATTAGCGAACATGGCTTGTGCCTCTGCATCTAGTCTAGCAAGATACTCCATGAATGGGTCAATGAAGTCCTTGGTCATTGACGCCACCGATCTGAACACCACCATAACTGTAGCACTCACACTACTAGGTATCTTTGCCGTCTGTGGATTGTTCTTGATATCGTCACGGCTTGGCATTTGGTCCATTAGTTTTATGTATGCCATCAAGTCCAATGCACCTCTGTCGCCAATCGTACCCATCAACGCCATAGTTAGAGTATTACTGTCTAACTTGTCACGTTGCTTTACCCAATTACTAGCCGTCTCAAGTGAACGTGGGGTCACAAAAGCTGAACGTTGTTGATTGGGGTGAAAGATGTATGGGTTATCGTCTGGCTCTTTCACATCTTCGAACGAATGAAACAACTGTGGTGTATCCTTAACCCATGACAAGATAGAGGGGTCAATGTCGTTGTTCAAACCCCATGCCAACCATTCTGTATTGGTAGACTTACGCAACTGCACAACTGTCATACGATTACGTGCATGAGGTGGTAGTAAATCACCAACACCTTCTGAGCCTTTGTTCGTTGTAGCGAACACGATACTGTCTGGGTGCATAGTATAACTACCCATCTTGCGTTCGTAGATAACACGCAATACTGCGTTCTTCACTGACGGATTAGCTTTACCCAACTCGTCGAGGTTCAGTATGATAGGGTTGTTCTTGACGTGCAAACCAAGTTCTTCGTTGGTTGCAAACCTTACACAATCGCTACCATCTAGTTCCTTGAACTTTGGTATCATCAAGTCACCGAGGTCTTTGGTTGTGCAATCACAGTAGAAGTATGTGTGGTTCGGTAGTTCGGCATCTAACATATAACCGATTGCTGACTTGCCGTTACCCATGTCACCTTGCAGTAACACAGTAGTCTTGTTACCGATAACTTTAATCGCTTGGGCTGATTGCTCTAACGATAGTGCGTACATTGATTTTGCTGAATTTTGCATTTCTTATTTCCTTATATTGCGTTAGGGATTTCCCTAACAAGATTACCAACCAAGAGACTTGATTGAACTGATTGCGTCATCAACACTTTGCTTTGTGTTCTGACGTAGTACATCATCTTCACGTAGTGCGTCGGGTGAGATGCCTTGAAACGTATCGGACAAGTCTTGCGATAACTTCTTAAGACGTGTGTCTTTATCTGCCAGAGGTACGAGTAGATCTTCAAGCATACTTGTGACGTTTACTGTAAGCGTGTCACGGAATACTTTCTTGTCCTCGTCATCTGTATAATCAAGACGTTCTGATACATTCTTTAGATAGACCAATAGCTTGTCCATCATACTACCAATAGCCTTTTCGAACATGGCATTGTAGTGTTGCTCGTAGTCACTACGTAACGCTTGCTCTTGTTCGTTACTCATATCCACACGAAAGTCACCACTTGTCGGAAGTGGTACAAAACTCATTCGCCATGAGAACTTGCTCTGTAACACGTGAGCAGGTGGGTAGTTGTCTGGGTGGTACAAGTCACCAAGTAATGTTTGAGCGTTGACCACTGCGTCCTCATAGATATCAAAGAACTTGTTGACTAGGTTGTAGAACTCTTGCTCTAGCGTAGTCATCTGTTTCTTGTACTTGAAGAACGTAGACGTTGGTAACAATCGCATACCCATATCTGACCAAGGTATAGTCATGTTGTAATGTGTGTTACGTGCATTACCTACGAACTGTTGGATAGCTTTCAACTCTGGGCAATTACCAAGCAACTTCTTGTGAACATTAGCCACGTTGGGGTCGGCTCTCTTTACCAACTCCAACTCTTCTGATGCTTGCTTGTCTTGCTTTCGACCCGTCCAGACAGATGCGTTGTACTCTACCAACATAGCTGAACTCGTTATGCTAGGTGCTTTACTTGTGTTAGGGATTTCCCTAACGGTGTTTTGTGTTATGTTTTCCATTTCATTAACCTCCAAAGATTGCCCACATTAGTATGCCAAAACCTAGCACACTAATGAAGAGTGACATTAGTACAATGAACTCGGCAAAGATTGCCAAGAACGTATTCTCGATATCGTCGATTGACTTACCAATTCGCATACCGAAAAATCTATCAGACCTCTTACTCTCTTCGAGTAGGTCTAGTCCACGCAGTATATCTTCTTTTGATACATTCTCTGTCGTATCGACTGCCACTTTTATTTTCTCATTACTCATTTCCATCTCCTCCTTCTTCCTTTCCTTGATTTCTTCTGTTCGTATCTTATTCGACGTTTGATTTTTTCTTCGGTCATATCGTTCTCCATTATTGCGTTAGGGAAATCCCTAACAAGTTTTGTTGTTGATGCCGATAAGGTCACTCTTGCGAGTTACCACGACATAGTTGGATTTGTGGACGGGTGCGATACAGAACTTGACTTCTTCTGCTAGTAACTGTCCACATGACAAACAAGTGTTGTAGCCTAACGCTTTACGTCGAGCGTCATACTCTTCACCACACTTGTCGCATTCTACGTTAGGGAATTCCCTAACCATAATCTTGCCATAACGTGTTATCATGTTGTCTTCCTTTCGATAAATATATTTCTAGTATTACTATAGTATACCATACCTATCAGGCTGTGTCAAGTAGTACCACTTTATGGGTTCTAATACTGTATGGTGGTAAATGGTGTAATGTAACGTAATGTAACAGAATGTAACAACACGTGGGTCTGTAAGTCATTGAAAACATTGGAATGTTACAATGTTACAAAAATGAGGAAATTATGAAGGGGTGAAAATTGTGGGGGTAATGTAACAAAAACAACTACGCAAAAGGTGGTCGCTCAAATGTTGACGCTCAATTTTTTCAAATGTTACATTACAAATATTTATATATATATACCCTTTTTTACTACATTACATACTATTGCCTACCACTAGATACAACGATCTACAAAGTTTTGTATTGTAACATTTATTTTGTTACATTACGTAACATTACGTAACATTTGTAACATTAGGCTCACAGCTACCTCGACAACTGGTTTCAATTAGGGTTAGGGAATTCCCTAACGTGTTATAATATGCCTTTACAATCAAATGGTTAAGGCTCAAAGCTACCTCGATAACTGGTCTCAATTAAGGTTAGGGAATTCCCTAACGTGTTACGCTACATGCTACAATAACAAGTCACCAAAGAACTGGTATCATAACTGGCATCAAAAAAAATTTGGGCAAAAAAAATCCCCCCAGATTTCTCTGAGGGGAAGTAGAAGTTAGGCTGATCTTTCAATAGTGTTGAAAAGTTCTTCCATTGCGATCACAACTTGATCATGATGAGTAAACATCTCTTCGTTTTCCATCAATCTCTTCTGTGCTTTGTCAAGATCTGACATAAGCAATTCAAGATCGGAACGTGGATCACCTTTTTCAGCTTTGGGCTTAAGCAATCTTCGCATATCTTTTAGCTTAGAAGTGCATTTACTTACCAACCTATTACGTGGTTCGTTGTTGGTCTTGTCTTCTAGGTACAGTTCTTCTTGCCCTAGCATTTTCGCCATAACCAACTTCATACCGTCGTAGTACTCTTGAGTGCAAGTGCTTAGAGAATTTTTAGGGCTTAAGAAGTCAGTCCATACTTTCCCCTCTTCACGTAAAACATCAATCAATTTTGTTTCACCTCGACCCCATGCAATAACGGCTTTTTCGATTTTGGGTTCGACTGCGATCGGCTTGTTTATTTGATTAACCATGATGGTTATTCCTTTCAAATACACAAGACACTTAATTGCGTCTTGATAAGTTAATATAACCACACTATGACACGTTATACAATAGTAAGTCGTTATATATAATTATATCTAATATCATCTAATGGTATCTAGTATCTTTTCATTAGGGAATTCCCTAACAGCGAACCATACCCTACCCCCACCAACCCTTTTTATATTATGTGTACCACTATCTATATATTTCTATTCTACTCAAATAAATCACAATTTTCCGAGTTTGACCCCCCACCCCCTCTATATGAGAACACCCCCCTATAGGAGTCCCAAACCGCTTTACAAAAAATTTTTTTTCGTTATATAATTCGTTACGGTTAATAACCTGCGAGACAAAATGACGATTGTAGTAGAACCAGAACTAAACGTTCCTATGAAAAAGAGTAAAACTTCGGCTGATTTGAAAGACCGTGTCGCAGCCGCTGCAAGTACCGCGAAAGAACTAGGTGAACATGGCATTGATCTTGAACCAACCAAAGAAGATAAAGACACAGCCGCAAGATTATCCGTTGCTTACGCTGATGATCCTGAGAATGTTTCAAAAAAAGCGACAGAAAAAAAGATCTCAACTCTGACTCCCGCCTCACTTGTGTTGACAGACAGCATTTTAAGAGAGTTTGGGCGTTCTGTAGTCGAGAGTGCTACCCAGATACGTCATCTTGTGACGAATAAACTGATAGAAGAGACTGAAAACCCTGATCCTAGAGTACGCATACGTGCTTTAGAGCTTTTAGGTAAGATTTCAGACGTAGGGTTGTTCGCTGAGAAGTCGGAAGTTACCATAACACACCAGTCTACGGACGATTTACGTGAAAAATTACGCTCCAAACTCACAAAATTGGTAAATCCAGTCGAAGATGCGGCTGTAATTGACGGTGAACCCATAGATGTAGACAAAGAACTAGGTTTGGACGAGGAAAAAGGTGAATAATCAGGCTTTTGACTTTTCTGAAGAGGATATTCAGGTTATGTTGGACAATTTAGACCATTATACGCCTGAAGAAGTAGCTGAAATCGATAAAATGGTCGATGAACTAGCCACACGACAGCACAATCAGGCAGCTTATGACGATTTAATAGAGTTTTGTAGGCATATGCAGCCTGATTACATAGTAGGGAAACATCATAGGATGTTAGCAGACATGCTCATGGACATAGAGCAGGGTCAAAAGGACAGAATCTGTGTAAATATTCCTCCCAGACACGGAAAGTCCCAGCTTGTTTCTATTATGTTTCCCGCTTGGTTTCTTGG